CGTCGGGGCCCCGGGCAGGCCACACCCGGATCTCGTAGCCGCGGTCCGGCAGCAGGTTGTAGATCGAGTTCTCGGACTGTGGGGTTCCCAAGTAGATGATGCGGCCGCCCGGCTTGATGACCGCGTCGAACTCCTTGATGGTCTCGGCCAGTTTCTCCCGCATCACCTGCGTCATTGAGTTATTTGTAACCTCGATGTCGTCGGCGATAATCAGGTCTGCGCGAGATCCGGTGATCTGGCTAGTGATCCCCTTGGAGGTGACCGAGGGGGCGTGCTGAGCCGGTGCCGGGCCGACATCGAAGGAGACCTTGGAGTACCGCTGGTTCTCCTTGGGCCTGAGATGGGCCAGCACCGGCATATCCTCGATGAGCCGGAGCGTGAAGGTGCTGAAATCGTCAGCCCGTTGCTTAGACGCGCTGACGACAAGGATGTTCTTCGTGGGGTCCAACAGCAGTTGGTGGCACACGAAGGCCGATGTGACATACGACTTGCCCACGCCGCGGAATGCTTCGACTACGCACCGGCGCGGGCCGGATTGCAGGTACCGGGCAATGTCGTACTGCATCGGGGTCGGCTTGGGAAGTCCTAGGTGCTTCCAAGCCATGTGCAGGAAGTTGCGGAAGTCCTTGAGCCGGGGATCAAGTTCCATACTTCGGTTCGTCCTCTGCGGGGTCGAACGGCAGGGCCTCGTGCAACTTCAGGATCGGCTGGCCGTCCTTGGCCGCAGCATCGATGCCGTTGTCCTTGAGGAACTGACGGGCAACCCCTAGGTCCGCCGCGGTGGCCTCCCCCGACCGGATCTTGTCCAGCAGGCTGGAGACCAGCGCGGAATGCAGGTCTTCAAGTAGTTTCTTGTCGGCACTCATGGTTAGTCCGCCAGCCAGATATCGACAACGGCGTTCGCAACACCGGCGGTGACGCTTGCACGCATCTCGGGGAAGAGCGGAAGGGTGAAGTACCCGTTGGCGGCCGTCGTAGAGGTATCTCCGGCGGCGTTCAGGATGATGTTAATCCATGGGGCCTCGGGAGAAGCGCGTCCCTGAATCCGAACGGTAGGAGAGTTTGTCGTTGATACCTGAACGATCCCGTCCTCATCGAACTTGGCGATAAGCGGAACTGCCGTGCCGTTGACGGTCGTGGAGGAGGGGACGGTTTGGCCAAAGATTTTAGTAGTTTTCATGGTTTCCTCAGTCGATGACCCAAGCCCGGAAGGTCGTTGTGGTTATGCAAGACGCAACGATTCGCATTTCAGGCATAAGCGGCAGTACATAATAATTGCTTGCCGCAGCGGCTGTTGATCCATCCCCGAGATCCATGGTTACCCAAGGAGCAGTTGGGCTGAGCCGCCCTTGAATAACAAGCGATGTCCCTTCAACTAGGGGATTCGTGATGATCTCAACCTGAACGATCCCGTCTTTGTTGAACTTGGTTGTCGGGGAGAACGTGTCCGGAGAGGAAGGGGCAACGGTTTGCCCAATTCCCGTGACATCAATGAGTTTGGTTACGCGCATTATTGGCCTTTTAGAACGAGGTTGGCGAGCAACGAAACGCATCCACCGACTATTGCAGATGCGCCCATCATGAACGATTTGGATGATTCCAAGTGTCTGATGCGCTCGTCGTGTGTTCTCAGTTGCTCTTCCTGAGATTTCTGGAGAGCGAGGAGCGAATCGACCTTGCCTTCAAGACGGCCCAAGGCCAAGAACAGGTTTTCGTCGTGGGTGGTCATGGCTTAGGACATCCTGATGATTTCCATGGCGATCCGGGCATATGTGCCTTGAGGGAAGCCGTTGAATGTCGTACCGCCGACCGCCGGACCGATGCTTCCACCGGTTGCCTCTCCGTTTCCTGCGGCATAACTGCCGTTCCAGAAGACATTGCCATCTTCTCTATAGAACTTCCAATCTGCTCCAGAACCTACGGTGAACATACCTGTTCCATCCACGCTTACATTCGTGAACGGGCCGATTGTTCCTGATGGGTTATGCGCTGGATCGCCCTTTGCCTGAAATACCGAATCCCATTCCTCAGGGGACTGGATATTGAATCCAAGTGCCGGAATGATGTTTGCAAGCCAATCAAACCGGGCTCTTTCAATACGAACGGTAATCGGGGAACCGGTGCTGTTGAACATACTGAACCAATGCGGTCCGGAATTATTTGAGCCATCGAAAGGTCCAACAAGCCCCTCAACCAGACAAACCTTCCTGACAGGAAGAACAGACAAGTTGAGTCGGACCCTGACAAGTCCGCCGGTTCCCACCTGAGTCACGACGCTGCTGGTGTTGCTGTACGACCCCCCGCTGAAGGTGCTGGTGAAGATCTGCGGATTCGGGTCCACGAAGTTGATGTCGCAGTAATTCTTGGTAGCCGCGTCCTGAGCAGCCGTGGGATTCAGGACATTGGTGATCTTCTGGCTGTTCATCGACACGGAACCAGTTGGCACCCGGATCTCGTTCAACCGAGGAACATCATCAGCCACTAGCGCACGGAGGGTAACGAATCCAGCAGAGCCATTAGGGGTAGCAAACACAAGGTTTGCCCCACCTGAGATTGACCCAAAAGCCGCAGCATCGACATACCCCTTGGTGGCCGCATCGGTGGATACGGTTGGGGTAGCCAAGTTGGTGATCTTCTTGTTGACCGCGTCCCAATGGGTGAGGTTGCTGTTGAGACGCAGGCAGAACTCCTTGGCCTCGTCAAGTCCCTCCTGAACGAGGTACAGCAACTGGAGAGCCGAGTTGTCCAGATCCGAAGCGGTCAGGATCGATCCGTCATCGAAGTCAACTTCGCGGTCGGCCTTGAGGGCAGCCGTGAAGCGGCGGATCAGGACGATGTCGCCTACCGTCCGACCCGTGATGAACTGGATATTCACCGTGGTCGTGTTGATCGTGTACACGCCGGAGGTGGACTGGAGAGTCCCGTTGACGAATACCTGAAGATCGGCTGTGGTGACGAAGCCGTCGATCTGCGAGAACGAGAAGTTCTGCTGACCTGCGGTTGCCGTATGGAGTTGGAACGAGTATGGCATTGTTTACCTGTTGATGAGGTCGAAGAGTTCCTGCGCGCTCCGGCCCATACGCAGGGCCTTCTTGTTGGCGAAGTCAAGGCGGTCCGCCCGCATGAGTTCGGGGGATTCCTTGAGCAACTGGTCGTAGGCCGCTGCCCGATAATCAGAGATGATCCCGCGCAGGACGCGCACACGCGGGGAGTCGTACTCCTGCGTGGTCGCAGGGCTGAGTTTCTGGTAGTCGCGTGACTTGATCGTGGTGGCAAGGGCCTGCCGAAGGGTCTTGCCACGAACACGAACGGTCCCGTGCAGTTCCAGCCACCGGTCATAGGTCTGCTGGCCCCGGCCGGTCTTGAACTGCGTCAGGTCCAGCGCACCCTTCATGGCCTTGGGAGGCGTGAAGCCGTGCCCGAGTAGCCCGAACTCCTGAAGGATCAGGTCGTCCGTGACCTGCGTGTACAGGACGGGGCTGAAGATGTCGGGCCCGAGGGCCTTGGGCTTCTCCATGACCTCCCCGAGGATGTTCCGCTGCGGGGTGACCTCCTCTGCGAGGAACGGGATCTTGGAGTAGATCGCGTCGATCATGCTCCGGGCATCCCTCAGGACGGGGTCGTCCGCGATCGTGGACTTGGACTGATCGAGGGCCGCGCTGAACGGGACCAGACCAGAGACATACTGATTGACGAGCGTCGAGCCGAATTGCTCCGGGTTGGAGATGGCGTTGGTGACATTGGTCACGCCCGTCAGGTAGGTCTTGTTGGTGATGTTGCGGGCCAGCGCGAGGACGATCGTGTAGATCGTGCTGGACATGGCATCCATGTGCCGCTCGTCCGCGTACTTCAGTCCCTCGGCCGTGTCAGCCACGAGGCCGATGATGGACGCGAACGGGTCCTCTCGCTTGTACGAGAAGTACTTGTCGCCCACCTTGATGGAGTAGGGCTGCCAGCCAGCCTGCATCAGGGTGTCGCGCTCGCCCTTGTTCTTCGGACCGCCGCCCGTGATCTTTCCGGACAGGGCCGCCGTGGCCACGACCGAGGTGACCGCGAAGGAGAACGCGAGACGGCCAGCGGCATCGGCCCGGATGGCCGCGTCCGCGTGGTTGAGTTCGCGGTTGAAGTCGCGGAAGGCCTTGGGGGCATCCGCATACGCGGTCTTGAAGATGCTGCGGTCGAGGGTGAAGTTCAGCAGGTTGGTGGGGGTGCGGATGAACGGGAGCAGGAACCGGATGGCCGGATGCTCGTTGGCCACCTGCTGCATACGGGATGCAAGGCGGGTGGTAATCATCGCATTGGGATCGTTCGTCAGCGGGGTGCTGAAGGTAGCGGCCCGGGCGTTGTCGAGGGCCCGGTTGCTCATCACCCCGAGGCGGGAGTCCCAATTCTTCTGCTTGCCCATGTACTTGCCGACGAACTCACCTCGCTCCGTGGCGGCGATCGTTCCGGCCGCGATGGCCTCGTCGGCAGCCTTATAGGCACGCTGCAAGACCACCTCGCGGGCATACATCTGGCCGTCCTGAATGGCCCGGTTGAAGGTCTCGTTGGCGTACCGGGAGGCAGCCGTGGTGTCGCCCTTGAACTTCTGGAGGCCGTCCACATACAGTTCGCTCAGGAACGATGCCCGGTAGTTCAACTGCTTGAAGAACTCGTCCTCGGCGGTCAGGAACCGGGTAGGCAGGTTCAGGGCCGTACCGACCCAGTTGGCGGCCTGCCCGAAGATACTGTCCTCGGCCATTCCGAGGCCCTTGGCGGAGATCGCCCGGGCATTGCCGGTCTCCCGCGTGGCGATGGTGTCCAGCACATTGGAGTCCATCTTGAGGGCAACCCCGGCCATCTTGACGGCATCGTGGGCCTGCTGGAGCAGGAACGAGTACTGCTTGATGGCCACCCCCACAGTCTTCATGTCTCCGCGGATGGTCGCCCCGAGCATTCGCTCAAACGGCAGGTACAGGGTGGTAAGCAGGTTGGCCGAGTTATTGACCGCATGGGTGATCGGTCCCGACAGGATGTTGTTCATCCAGAACTCAACCAGAGCCGACATCCACTTCTGCTGGCCACGGGCCATCCGCAGGACGGCCTCGTCGCCCCCACCGGCCGCCGCAGCGAGGTACCGGTTCATGGAGGTCCGGACGGCATCCGCGCCACCGGCCTGATCGATGAGCCGGGTCATGATCTCGTCCATGGCCTCGGGAGTCAGCCCGGAGGGGGCCGTAGGAACGGCCGGAATGGCCTCAGGAGCGGTCGGGAGCGTTCCCGGGACCGCAGAGGTGGGGACAGCGTCCGGCGGCTCCACGGGCATTCTGGGGGCTTCCGTGGGGATCGTGCCCGGGGAGGGCACAGCAGAGCCCGGGGGTGGTACCGCTGCTCCGGGGCTGATGGCCTCCCCGGGCTTGAACGAGGGCAGGAAGGTGAACGACTTCTCCGGGGTGGGGACATACCGGAGAGCCCCGAGGCTGCGGGCAACCTCACGGGACCGTTCCTTGATGGTCTGGAGAACGATCGTCAGAGATCGCTCACCGACCAAGAACTCGTACATCTCCTCCTTGGAGGCCGAACTGCCCTTCTTGGACAGTTCATGCAGGCGGTTACCGGCATTGGCCGCGAACTTGCGCAGGCCCATAAGTTCGCGGGTGGCCCGCTCGATCTGCCAGCGGCTGGTCGTGCCCTCGTTCAGCATCCGCTGGAGGTCCAGACCTTCCATGCCGGAGATGGCCCGGAGTTCGTCGGCCGTGGTCTGGGCTGCGCGGGCGACCTCCGAGATCGGACGCTGCGCCTCGGGCAGGGTGGACGCAAGGGGCTCCCGCTCGATGAAATCATCGATTGACCGGTTGATCTCATCAACGCTACTGAACCGCTCAAGGTTGAGTTCCTTGACGGGGGGCTTTCCGAGACCGGCAGAGCCGGGGGATGGGGTAGTGCTGCGCAGGACGACCGCCCCGACAGACACAGCGGTACCTGCACGATCGAACCCGGGACCTCGCTCAAGAAGGTTGGAGAAGACTTTCTCCATCTCCTTGGATACCTTGACATCGACGGTGCTGCCCTTGATTTCTCGGTACAGGCCGATAAGCCAATCCGACATCTTCCGGAACAGGCCCTCAAGCCCGGCAGGAGCCTCGCCGGTGCGCAGGTACGAATTCATGCCTGCGGCAAACCGCTCCTCCGCGTCCACGGACCAAGTCCACTTGCCGTCCACCTCGGTAGCCCCGGACCAGCGGGCGGCGGTGTCGATGTCGGCATCAGAGATACCGAAGCGGACATCCGCAGCGATGTCCTTGTCGAACAACTGCCTGCGGGCGACATGGGTGATCTCCTCGATAGCCGTGGAGACATCCGGATTGCTCAGGCCGCCGATGATGGACTTGCCGTCCTCGGCGAAGGCGGCGAAGCCTCGGACCTCGCCACCCTCCGCTCCCTGATACAGGAACTTGCTGGCCTCGTCGTACTTGGCGTTCTTGGCGAATACCGCGTTGCCGATCTGGACAACCTCGTCTGCGGCCGTGATTGGGCGCATGGTCTCGCGGTCGTAGAAGTAGGAGTGACGCTCAAGGTCCACGCCCACCTGCCGCCACTCGGTCGGGTTGGACATGGCCTCGTCGGCGAGTGCCTTGGCCTGCGCCGCGTCCATGGGCTTCCACTTGCCCTTGATGGTGGCGATGCTGTCCCGGGCCTTGCCAGCGGCGACGGACAGGGCGGCCTTTTCCTGAGTTCCGAACCGGGCATCCGTGATGACCGCGGTGCTTTCGTAACCGATCGACTTGCCAGCCGAGAAGCCGGACTGAGACTCGTGGATGGAGACGACCCACACGCCGTTGTCCCGGTAGGCGGGGATGTCGAGTCGGATGCCGACCTCGTCGCCCTCCTTGAGGGTGGTCGATGGGACACCGTAGCGGGGAGCCTTATCGGAACTGAGGGCAGCCCGGGCCTGATCGGGTCCAAGGAGTTCCGGGACCTCGGTAAGCGGGCGGACGGGCTTGTACTTGTCAACGATCGCCGCGTAGTCCTCGCGGGTGATCTTGCCTTCCTTGAGTTGCTGAGCGGCCTCCTGAAGTTCGGGCACGCGCTCGGCGAACTTCTTACCCTGCTGCATCAGCACGGTTTCCTGACCGGCAGCCGTCTCATATACGATCCGGGCTTCCTCACCGGAAACGATCTTGATCTTCTTTCGGTCAAGACCCATCCGATCGATCAGGATGTTCGTGGCCTCTGCCTGCTCATCGGTAAGGTTGAAGGCGGTCTTGACCAGTTCACGCTGTTCTCCACGGATCTTGATCGCCTCGGCGGCCAAGGCCTCGTTGACATCGAGCCCGTTGGACTTGGCGAAGTAACCGGCCTTGTACATCCGGAAGGCGTTGAACAGACCCTCGGTCAGGCCACCGATGACCAGACCCTCGATGGCGTTCTTGAGACGGCCCTCGATCTCGTTGTCGTTCTCGTCCGCCGCGAGGTACGCGGTGAACGGATCGGTCAGACCGGCGTGTTCCCGGAGCAGGTTGCTCAGGCGGGCCTCGTGGCCGTCGAAGGTACCGAAGTCGGCGATTGCGCCGCCCACGGAGCCCTTGATGAACGCCTGCGTTCCCTTCAGGGCAGCAGCCTTCTTGGTCTTACCGGCGACCTTGGCGACATCGATCGCCGTGTCCATGGCCTTGGTCAACTGGCCGATCTTGCCGACCTTGCCCAACTTACCGGCGATGCCGACCCCGGGAATGAACCCGGTCAGGAAGTTGGTGATGCCCTCGGTGACACCTCCGGCTGTGGTCTTGGACGGCTCCATGAGCCCGAAATAGTCGGGGACATCGTAGCCGAACAGCGCGGTGCCTAGATCGGCAACATCGGAGGCTGCGCCGAGAACACCGCGGACGGGGGCCTTGGCGATATCCCAAGCGTAGTCCCCGGGACCGAACTCGTCGGCTGCGGGGGCGGGAACCGGGGTCTCCTGCTGCGGCTGCGAGAGCAGGGGATTCTGCTCCTTCTTGGAGGACGGCTGCATCCGGTAGAACTCGTCCGCAAACGATGTGAATTGACTCATGTGTTGTTATCCGATCGGCTTTCGGGTCCCGAGAAGAGCCATCTGAGCCCGGCGGAAGTCCTCAAAGGACAGGCCCGACATACCGAGGTATCGCTCGGCGATCACGCCCTTCTTGCCCGTGCTGCTGTTGTATTCGTTGACGGCCTTGTCAAAGTCGGCCACGGACTTGAAGTACAGGAATTCCGTGGCATCGCGCATCGCGGGGGTGATGTTCACGCCCTCAGCGGTCCGCCCGGCAAGCAGTTCTGCTTCCGTATAGCCGACCATAGCCTTTGCGGCCAGATACTTGTCGGTGATGACCTTGGACCGCCCGTATTCGCCCTCGCGGTTCATCATGACATGGAGGCCGTCCTCGCGGTACTGGTACATCGGCTTTCCGCGCAACTGAGCAAAGTTGACAGCCCACGCGGTGGGGATCATGGACGGCTCGATCTGACCTACCGTGGTGGAGCCGAGATCGGCGATGACCTGATCCGCAGCCTTGTTGACCTCGGACTTTACGGCATCGTGCCGGGCAACGGTAGCGGCATCCTTGGGGTTGGCGAAGGCGGCGGCCGCGGCTGCCTGTGCCTTGACATTCAGGTCGTACAGGTCGGACTCGGACTTGAAGACCGCGTGATATGCCACATTCGGGACAGCGACCGTAGCCGCTGGCTTGATCGCGCTGGTGGCCCCGTCCGGGGTGATCGTTCGGGACAGGGGCAGGGTGGGAGCGGCCGTAGTCTTGCCTTCTCCGGGCAGTTCCACCACACCGGCCTTCGGGGGAGCCGGGCGGATTAGGTTGACGAACGACTGCGATACGAACTGCTCCGGCTTGGTTCGGACATCGATCAGGAACTGTTCCTTGATGTCGGGGACCCGGCGGTAGAACTCCCGCTTACGCTGCTCCATCGTCATGGGCGGCTCGCCGGGGCTGGACGCGATCGATCCCCAAGCGTCACGATATCGATCCAGCAGGGCCACGGAGAGATACGGGGTGACACGCGCCTTCGTCACATCGTCCAGTTGGACCCCTTCGATGCTGCCGAACACGATGGGCATGAAGTTGTCCATCTCGGCTTCGTACTTTGGACCGACAACGGTGTCGAACGAGGTAGTCAGGTCGTATTGAGCCAGTCGGGTCTGGTAATTAGCGCGCAGTTGGGACTGCTTCTCGCGAATAAGCCGATCCAAGACCTGACTGTTAGCCATCGATCGCTCGATCTCGTCCGGATACTTCTGCCGGAAAGCCTGCCCGTTGATCTCGGCGAAGAAGGCATCCATAACCTCGATCGATGCGCGGTCTCCGATCGCGGACAGTTCTGCCCTGCCGTCTGCGGCGATCTGCTGCTCGGTCATCCCGGTCCACGCGAATCCGTCGATGGTCCGAATCCCGGCCATCATGCGCTGCCGATCGACTTCCTGAAGACCGTTCATCGATTGATTCACGGTACGCAGGCGTTCGTATGAGGCCATATCGATGATGTCGTTATCGAGCAGGTAACCCAAGCGATTCTCGAATTCCTTCCTCGGAAGGACTCGTGCCTGCTTGAAGACTTCATTCAATGCCGATGTGTCTGAGCGCTCTTCCCTCTTGGTCTTGTTGTTCAGATGCTCGATCTTGTTTCTGGTCCAATCGATCAGGCGGGCGCGGACTGCGGCGCTGATATCGTCCTTCATGTTCACGCCGGACAGTTCGCGATCAACGGTCTCCACGACCTGAGTTTCGTCCAGATTGATTACCTGTCCCTTACGCCGCTCTTCCAAGAGAACCGCGAGAACACGATCCTGTCCGGCAAGCAGGGCAGTACCCTTCAACGCCTCGGTATCCCGTGCCTCGTTCAGTTCGGCCTCCCGGGACCGCTCGTACAATTGGTCATAGACCTGCTGGAGTTCGGGGCGGTAGCGGTTCCCCAAGGTGCGCTCCCCGACCTTCTCATCGAGGGGGTACCGGAGGAGCCTGAGGGCTCGGTCGTAGTTGCCTTCTGCTGCGGCCCCGCGGGCGGTCGCTATCACGGTATCCACCATGATCTTGTCCCCGTCCTGCCCGCCCTGACGATAATACTCGTCAGTCAGGGCCTTGATGGCCCCCTTCGGGCCGAAGACCGAGGAGATGTCGTGGGCGGTCTCGATGGAGAACTGAAGGCCGTCACGGAGGACTTCCTCGCTCTTCTCCAGCACCTTTTGCCGCCGGGCCGCCATCAGGCGGTCGTAGAACGAGTTATCGGCCTCGGCCCGTGCCGCGGCAGCCCCCTTGTTGATGAAGTAACTGTTCTCGGGGATGCCCGCGTCCTGATACATCTTGGACATCTGCTCCGCGATGTAGGTGGGAGCGCGGACGGTGCCATCGGAGTTATAGGGGTTGCTCAGGTCATCGAGGTTGTTCCACAGGGCATTCCGGTACTTGTCCCGGACCATCCGCTGTCCGTATGCCTCAAGGAACGCCTGATAACGCCACGGGGCGATGCCTCCGGAATTCTCGATGGCCTCGGTGGCCTTCCGGCGCAGGACCTCGGGGTCCTTCTCGGTGGAGGCCTCGTACTCTCCGTACTCCTTCTGTGCCGCGATGTTGGCGGCCATGGCATCGGACGCAAGGCGGCCCAACTGCGGGCTGATGCCGCCAAGAGCCTCCGCGACCTGCATGAGGCTCGACGGCTCCGGCTGCCGCAGCATCGGCCGAAAGTATGTATCGATCGGCGTGGCCGTGGGCTGAACGATCCGCGTGGGATCGAACTGCGGAGTCTGTCGCTGGATTGCCATG